CTCGCTGACCCATAACCCTGATTGGACGGGTAGTCAGTGAAGTTGATTAAATCTATAGCCTTCCCGTACTTTTTATCGTACTTGGCGCTATGTGGCTGCTTTACATGCTTACGCTCTAGGGGTATAAAGCTCATCTATTACGCCGATGTGTAAGTGATGCCGACAGAGTTAATTACGTTTCCTGTAGTCATGGCTGAGCCTGTGTTGTTATGCAAAGCCAGAATAAAATGCTGTGGCATAATTCCACCAAAGGCCTGCGCAATTGATACCGGCCCCCAAATATAATCCTGAGTCGTATCGGGTGCAGTCGCTTCAACGCTGACGCTTGTTAGGAATACAAAGTTTAACGGGGTAAAATCTGTATCCTCTGTCTCTGCCGATGCTGCCGCAAGGCTAGTACCTATACCACCTCCGTATGATGTGGTTACGTCTTTGTCATAACGGGCAGCAACGTAAATATCGAATGACTCACCTGCGGCGATAGTGGTTGCGGATGCTGCAATCTCACCACCCACAAGCATATCAATATACAGGTTTGACGTGTTATCGACGTTGGCTGATGTAGCCCATGAGTCTGCGGCTAGTGATTCCCATGCGGTTACAGCAATAGCCGTGTCTGCTGAATATGCGATATTTGAAGTAGTCATATTAACCTCGCGCCTTTCTTACTGTTGCTTCATAAACTTTACCTGCGCCGATTTCCTGTGCGCGTGATACTGTCTCACTACCCATAGCAATAATTGTATCTGCTTCGGGTTGAGTGATTAGATTGGCTGCAACTAATGCACCGAGTCCTTGAGCAAAAGGCTCGACCGATACATCAATATCTGTAATGTGTGGGTTTTCAAATAAAGAAAACACAGCTAAGACAGGTTTGCGTTTGGCTGCGCTTGCATCAGATTTGGCTTCAATGAAGTCACCCAATTTACCAATGCCGCCTAAGTATTTAAGTAGTTCTGATACCGCGACACGTTTAGTAATTGGACGGTTCACAGCGTTAATAACTGTAACCACTTCGGCATCTGTCATGCCTGCGTAACCTAATCCTAATGGATCGTTTAATAGTTCATCTTTTAGCATTATTCTTCCTCAACCTTTCCGGTCATTGTGTCGCCGTGTTTTTCTATGGTGATTGTTTTATTACCGCCCTTATCAACATGAACGTCTGCGTTTACATTAATTACGGGGGTTTGGTCTACAGGTTCTTCTTGAGGTTGGTTTGCGGAGATAATCATTTCTTTTTCTTTTATCGCTGCGTTTATCTCAAGCTCTCTTTCTGACAGGGCGAGTTTTCTTTCTTCAATTCCAATCTCGGCTCTGACTTTTAACTCGTTAGAGTCTGATTGCATTTGTGCTGTATCGCGTTTAACAATAAGCTCGGCTTCTTTCGTCTCAAGACCTGATTCAAGTTTCATTCTTTCCAGATCTAGTTTCATTTTCTCTATGCCGATCTTTTCTAGCTCAAGCTGCATTTTGGCTTGATCGCTTTGGGCTGACATTTGGGCTTTCTGTTGGTCAGCCTGTAGCTTCATTTGCGCTTCTTTTTCCTGCTGTTGGACTAACATCATTTCAGGAGAAGGGGGTTGTTGTGGTTTTTGAACTTCTTTGGGGTTAGCAAAGAAAGATTCAACGCTGCCTAGATCTGTGGTGTCTACTAGCTTAGAAACAGATGAATAAAGTTTTTCATCAGGGACTAAATACCCCTTGCCTGCTGCAACAAACTTCTCTTGAAGAGTCAGCATCATCATGGCTTGTTGGGTTTGTTTGTCCTTTTCTCCTGTACCAAGACCGACGTTAATGGTCATGTTGGTGCGGTGCTTCCATTCTGTAGGGGAAACTTCTACCCATTTGTTTCTTAACTTAATAGCTTTCTTTTTAGTGTTGTGGGTTAGTTCTAATTTATGTATGTCTAGGAAAAGACCCTTAATGCCTGTTTCTGCGAAGTTACGGGCGATCAATTTAATTCTTTCTTGTGATGCGCCCATTATTTGATCAATACCGTGAGCGGTCTTATTTAGGGTGTTAGCGTCTAATCCTTGGTTGTACTTTGTGATACCAGTGCGGTTTTCAAGCATTGAGTCAAGCTGTTGAACCATGCCAAAAGCACTTCCGGTAAACGGTTGGACGGGGAGAGGTAGCGCCATATTGGGCTGCTTCATTCTCACAATACCACCCGGGCGAGAAGTTAAGAGGTCGTCTAAGTTGACCTGCCCTTCTACAACGGCTGTGCGTACGTTGTTTTGGTGGTACATATTGTCTAGTAGTTGTCGGATGACAACTGACTTAACTCGTTGGGATTCCATTGATTGATCTGCCAATGAAACGCCTGTGAATTTGTGCGGCATGATCGTAGGAGTGATCGCCCTAAATGGGATTTCGTCAATAGGCTCGTTATCTAAAATAACATTAGCGTTACCGCCTACTGTGACCTTTCTAAGCTCTGCTATGCCGTCTCCGTCGTAATCTGAACGGATGTAACACTCTGTTACCCAAACTTCTCTCATGGACTCGTCATGCGTGTCAGATCGGTGTGGGTACTCTTCATCGTGATCGTGACGAGCTAAATGCTCTTCATTAAACGAATAATCATCTTCGCCTAACTGTTTAACAAGATCTTTATCAAAACCGTCTTCAATGAGGTCTGAAACAAAACGACGACGACGATGACCCACAAAAGGGGCTGTCTTAACATCAATTGAATTGTGGCGGCGAGATATTAAAAATTCTTCTGGCGGGACGTTTTCAATCACTGTGCCTGCCATTGTTCGCTTAATGGCTACGTCAAAGACTTCAATCTCTGCTGTCTGCCCCTGTACGTCAACTTCTTCAATGCGAGGTGTGTGTTCGATGATTTCTACACCGTCCTCTTCTGCAAGCATAATTAGTTCGTCTTCTGAAATACCCTCGTATTCTTCCCGGGAAACAGATTTGGTTTCGTCCCAATAGGTTTTAACAATACCGTTCTTTTGCAAGAGAGCGTCTTTAAACCAGTTATACAGGATTAAAAAGCCGTTGTTCTCTTTGTAGAAAACGTAGTTAATGGTATCGGTTTCTTGTTTGGCGGCTTCCTCGTCTTCCATTCCCTCTGGGGTGAACTCTGCGGCCTTATCAGATGAGGTGAAAATCTTTAAAAGAGAAGGAAGCATCCACTCAATTGTGTTGGATACGTCATGGGATATGTATTGAGAGCGACCTTCTACCTCGTCACCAAAAGGCTCGCCGTGATAATACTCAAGCGCGGTCTTACGTTCTTCTGAAAGCTCACCCCCCATGTAACCAAGGGAATTGGTGATTTCCTGATTTAGTATTGATTTAAACTCAGTATCGTTCATACGATTCCCATAGGTGGATATTCAATCTTTCCTGAATAATTTGTTTGATAAGTGGGTGTTGAGGCATAGCGAAGCATCATTACGGCGTAACGAACTGCGGATATAACATCATCACGAACAGGTACAACTTTCCCGTTTTTGCGGTGGTACATTCTGAACTCTTCCCAAAAAGCGGCGAGATGAGGGGCGACTTTAAATCGGCCTGTTTGCATCCGGTTTAAAATATCCGCAATAGAGGCTTCGACTGAATTACCTCTGTCCCCTTCGTATTTGGCGTGTTCAAAGACCATGTTCAGGCCTTCTGCTTTGTATAGGTCTGATACTTTTTTGCCTTCGTTTGTACCTCGCGCAGCCATGTTCCCATCGTGAGGCCACGCTACAGGGGTGTATTCACACATCGCTTTAATGCCAGAGGCGTGAACCGCTAAGGAAGGTGATTTTTCTCGATACTCTTCGTAAACGTGAACAACGTCAGCGTCGGTGTCTAATGCGACCATCACGGCTGCTGTGGGGTGATCTCCCCAACCAAAGTCAATCCCGCAAATACGAGGCCAATGGTTAGGCATTTGAGATACACGGTCTGTTATTTGTTCTTCTGCGACAGGAAAAACACGACCCTCCCCTAACATGGGAATCCCTTTAGCCCGGGCTTCACGCTCATGTTCGGGGTATTGGGCTATGATCTTCTTTTTAATCTCGTCAGAGTAATGATCTACATCATCAATCGTCATCGAGATTATTTCGCGCTCGTCGTCTTCGTTATTCCAAAAACGCGCTACAACTGAACTCATGCCCTTAAGGGGGGTGAAGGTGATCATGACCCGACCAAACCCTTCATCGAAAGATTTATTAGTTCGGGTTATCCCTTCTGAATAAACATCGGCTGGGGGTTCTTCATCAAACCAAAGACCATTAATAGTCTCACCCTGCCACTTTTCTCGCCCTTTACCGTAGGACTTAAAATATAAATGGGATGTACCACCGGATACGTGTTTGATGGAAATGTGATCGACTAAATCAGCCACACCTCTTGCCATTGATTTTTTACCAATGCACTCTTTAGGGATCGTACCTGTGCCTAACTCTCCGATCTCACCTAAAAGAAGTCGTTGCGGGTTGTCTCGCGTTGACTCACCCGACTCACCGGCTACCCACCACTTGTTAGGTTTGTTTATACGCGCACCCTGCCACCAATCAGGATAAAGACCCGTTAGGTGCATAGCAACCTCGTAAGCTCCCGCCCATGTTTTGCCTAATTGGTTTCCCGCCATAAAGAGGCGTTCACGTTTAGGGCAGTGATGGAACTCTTTTTGTTTTTCGTAAGGCGAGTAGAAGTGGAGTTTGAAGGTTTCTACTAATTCGTTGAGTTCTTCTAGTTCGGCTAATTCCAATGGGTCGCTCCTTAGAGTTCCAAGAATCAATGACTTATAAATAGGGGAATATCGGGTATATCTGTACTGGCAGATGTTAGATTGATTTAGCAACCATCCTTAATAGATCTGCTTTATTTGGTATTGAGATATTTAAAGATGGGTTGTGATATTCGATGTTGAAGGCTTCAATAATCAACATATCTTCCCTGCGGCATACGCGCCAAGAGACAGAATCAAACTTCTTCCCATCATGAACATGAGTCGCTAATCTTGCTGCTAAATGGCTTGTTTGACCTACATAGGCCACATGCCCTTTCTGCATAAGGAAATATACCGAGTTGAACTTATCCCACGGCACGGCTCTTTGTTTCATTTCTTGTGGGTGCTTAATCACTTCTTCTGAGAAATCCACGTAGCTCTGTAGCAAATCATCTTGATCTACTGGCTCTTTCAGGTTTCGGAATACTCTAGCTATGTCCGCTTCTTTTGTTTCCGTTTCTTGTGCCACAACAGATAAATCCATAAAGTGTTTCCCCCGTGGAGACATGGCATTTTTATTTTTTAACTACCTGAAATATAAAGAAATAGTAAATTGGGCTTTTTCCAGAACCCGAAAATTTCAGAACCATAAATCAATGACTTAGAGATTTAAGGGGTGATTTGGGGGAATCTGGGGAAAAAAAATAATCTATGTTGGGTTGGGTGTATATAAATATATGTACCCGTATGGAACCAAAGTGAGGTATACGGGGGGTCTTTCCTACATAGAAATCAATAGTTTAGGACTAATGCGGGTAAGTATCCCGCCATAGTACCAATACAATCAATGGCTTATGCTGTTTATCCCCTAATATCTACCCTACGCCCTTCAATTTCTGCTGTAATTCTTTGACTCTTTCTGCCTGTTGGGCTGGTGTACGACTGTCTATAAGTTCTTGTTTTTCCGCATGTTTATCGCCTGCTCTGTCCATTAATGCGAGCGCTGCATCCTTTCTCACTGAAGCAGGGTTACTGTCATCAACCATTATCTCATTTAGTATTCTTTTGGCTACACTGGCGTCTGTCTGGTACTGTTTGCGTCTCTCTTTGCCTATGCCGTCAAGTATCTTAGGGTCTTGCAGTAGTTCGTGTGCTCTCTGGTATGCCGAGTCCTTGGCGTATCCTGCCCTTTCTGCTGCCTTAGTTCCGTTCTTTTCACCTATTGATACAAATTCACTGATAAAGGCTCTTTGCTTTGCCGTGAACCCGTCTTTGTCTTTAGGTTCTGCTGGCATTGTCTGTCCTCTTATCGGTTAATTGTTTTAGTGCTTCTCTATACTTCTCTTTGGTCTTTTCGCAAGCTGTCATTGCCAAGTTCCATCTTATTGTTTCTTCTTCATGGCTTACCTGTGAAGGTCTACGTGCTGAGCCTTTACCCATTAGTATTTAGGTGTCTTTGGTTTAGGGGCTTTGCGTTTCTTCTTCTTTGGCATGATGACCTCATTAGTTTGGTTGATAGTGATTATTGTAATTAATTGGAAATTGCCTTGTATTATCCGATAACTTCCATTATGCTGTATTTAACGTCAATCAATAAAGGTAAATAGTTATGAATTATTCTATTGTTTTGCATGATTTCTACTCGGAACATCAAAGTACCTGCTTAACAGATGCGTCTGAATTTGTCGCTAGATGCGGTATGAACCGTTTTATTTTTAATATGCAACATAAATGGGTATGGGACGTGCGTGGGCAAGATGGTTATGATGCCGACGGTGCTTGTGTTTTTATTCAGTTTAACACTTAGGCGTAAATGATCATGAAGAAAATAAAACTGTTTAATATGGCCGCTGCTGGTACTGGGCAGCCAACCTTTGACACCATTGATGAGGCTACCGCTTATGTTGGTAAAAATAATGTAGTCCGCATTGATGGCGATGTTGTTTATTACTACATAGCGCCAACATTCTAACCACTATAGCCCCATAAGGGGCAAAGGATATTGATATGAAGCAATTTATAGGTAAGACGTTAATCGGTAAAGATGCCATACAGGATGCTAGATTAAACTCTGGTCGTGTTATTGGTTGGACTTATGTTAGGGCAGATGATGAAGATCCGCGCCGTGACACTTGGCTATATCTTTATAATGGCGTAGAAATAACAGATCCTAAAACAATCGCCAGCCTTTACGAGTGATGTAGCTATGCCTAAACAACTCTGCATAGCAGATACAAAGTCTAAGCCTATTCCCTTCAAGGAACTGGCGAAACTGGCAAAAGCTGATGATCGTAACCTTTCAGACTATTGTCGATTAGTTCTTATTAACCATGTAAAGGAGAAAAATAAATGATTAACTCTAACGTAAGCCAAGCGGATAAAGATGCTGGCGTTGTTGCCATCTCCGAAACTGTCTACCCTTGCCCTATTTGCGGGAGAGATACAAACACATTCTACAAGAACCCCGTAGACGGTAAGCGCCACATTGTTTGTAGCTCAGAATGTGCAGATAATATACAAGCCGCTTTGGTTTTGCCGAATAGGTTCCTTAAAAGATAAATAATCGCCCCCTCTACCTGCTGTAACAGGTAAAGAGAGCTAATCATAATCAATAATTGGAGTATTAACTATGACTACATCAAATGATAACACATACAATGGCTGGACAAATTATCCTACTTGGAACGTTAAGCTATGGATGGATAACGACCAAGGCTCTTACGAATACTGGCAAGAACGTGCAAACGATTGCTTTCAAGAGGCAGAACCTCAATACGAAGGCCAAACTAAACTTGATGACGCTATCTTTAATCTAGCCAGTGAAATTGAGTGCTACTACTCTGAGTATTACGGTGAAATCAGCGGCCTGTCCGAAAGTCCTTTTGGTGACTTGCTTGGATGGGCTTTAAATCAAGTTAACTACCGCGAGATTGCCGAAAATATGCTATCTGATCTTGATGAGGTGGCATAATGTATAAATTAACCATTATCACTACATGGGGTCAAAAGATGGTGTCTTACTTTCAGACTCTTATTGCCGCTCAAATTCACGCTTCACGGTTTCATTGTGTTGACTGTTATCAAGTAGCTAGTCCAGACGGAAAGGTTATCTGGTTAGTTAAATAAGGGGGATATTATGCCATTACAAAGACTTAAAAAAGGCCACGAATATATTATTACTACTGCTGGCGTATCTTCTGTTGATGCTTGTCGATTCAATGAATACGTGGGTAATATTTCGTTTACATTCTTTTACCATGTTGATGCTACAAATATGGTGACTGTATCGCATCGTGATAGCGGCAAAAGGATTGCTCAAGTTATGCGTGATGACTATAGGGTCAAAGAAAAAGACTACGCCAGAGATGCTGTATCCGATCTTGTGGCTAAATATGGCGCGGATAAGGTGCGCTGCATCTTAACAAGCGCAAAGACTTTAGACTTATGAATAAATATATTGACCCGTCCTTATGGCCTGTCGTTGTATATGTTGTTGGGGCTATTTTATTAACCGAGCTTTTAGGATAGCAACATTGCCAAGGATGGCATTCTATATTCCAGAATATGAAATAGGGGTTACTATGGGTGCTTTAATTATGATCGGCTTTATTGTTTGGGTGTTCTTTATGAACCCCATTGTTGGTATGTTGTTACTAATACTGCTCGCAATCATGGCAAAATAGCCCTTGCCGATCAATTTGTCGCCCTGTAAGCCGTTTAAATCGACTATCTAGCCTTGATTAATGCTAATGGGTGACTATTACTATGATCGCTTAAAAGAGGTCTGCTGCGGTATTCAAAAAAATACCCCTATTAAGGGGCTAATGTCGCGGAGTTTCTAGCTTCTTAGGGGCTAAATAACTCGAATTTTGGACGCAACTATATCGTAGTTACCCAAAAACCCCGCACTATGGCAGGGTTGGAGGGGAATATGTAGCTTATATACTATGAATAATTGCTGATTATTGCCTCAATTTCTTCCTTTTCGGTGTCGGGGCATATCGCCGAAAGGTTATTTGGCATACCATCAACCACTTCCCAGAAATTATTTAGTGCGTTGCCTATGTTTTTCTCTCTTGCTCTGTTTATCCCGTCAATTGGCTCGTATGTTGCTTTTATTTCAAGTTTTTTGGCGCAATCCTTGGCTGCTTCGTTTGCCTTCTTCCATGAGCAATTAAACCATTCACCCCGTATTCTCTTGTCCTCACCAGCCAAAAGCAGATGGATGGCATGCTCAAGATCGTAAGCCGATTGTTTGTCGGGAACATGATAAAGAGTCTCAAGTGTCAATAGGCACGGATTTGCATTCTGCAAAGCATCTAGCCGCCCCATCATGTTATTAGAAACGCCCACCTTCCTTACGGAGGTTTCATCTAGTCTTACAATATATACAAAATACTTCATTTATAACGCCTATATATTTAAAACTATCCCATTAGTACAATTTTCTCATTTTTTTTCTCTATTGTCAATAGATTTTATAACTGTTATTAGTTTTACTTATGCTCTGTATAGAAAACCCTCTCTATCTGCAAAACCAAATCGCTTATATCATTCATTACTTGTAGTTCGGTATAGGCTGTGTTTGTAGATAGCGTTTTTCTTATCTGCTTCCAATCCTTTGATTTAATTGTAAATTATAGGGTCGCTTGTATTTCATCTGGGTTCTTGATTGTAGTTATGCTCATTCACTTAATTTCCTTTGTAGGTGGTTTTCTAGTTCGTTCTTCCAATCTGCCAACTGGCTAAGGGCTGCACTATAATCCCATGCCCATTGTCGCCACTTGAACCGTGTATATTCTTCTCCTAATTCATCAGCTATGATTCGTCCTTTTTCTTCTGGGGTCATTCTGTAATTGCCTTCAACGCATTGAGTTGACGCGCAAGGGATTGTTAGCATCCCATCACTATCAACGTCTTTGGCCTCGTCTGGGTGCTCTATGGTTCGGTAGATAAAACCGCGCCCTTCGCATACATGGCATTTGGTATCCCCTATTTCTTCATGTACCGCTATGAGTGAGACTATTTGCGCTATGGCTGGATTAACGTCTATTGCCTGTTGTAGTTTGTTTTCAAGTTCCCGCCTTGCCTCGTTGTCTCCGTGCATTGCATAAGCGTAAAGATATGCGCCCCCATTAAGCCCTGATAATGCTTGTCCTATTTGTTGAGGGGTCAACCCATCGAAGCCACCTGTAGAAGTCCAGCTTGAAGTCTTGGCGTTTAATAGTGTCATTAGATCGGATTTCATCTTCTCTCTTTCTCCCCTTCTAGGCACTCATAGCAAAACCATTTCATTTTTCCGCGTGTCTGGAGTTCTTGCCAGCCAAGCTTAAATACATCGTGTTTATGGTCTTTCATAAAGCAAATAGAGCAAGTTACTTGATTCTCTTTTGCTCCGAGGTTGTATAGGTTCTGTCTATTCTTGTATTTCATAATCAATTTCTATTGTTGTTTTTTCTTCTTTGCTCTTTCGGCTTTCAAAAGTAACGCTCTTGACTTGTTCGGTCGAATCATCTGCCAATATTCCAGCTTGGACAATTCCGTCAATGACTGCTTTGGCTGATATACCGTCAGGGTCGTGCTTGAGTTTTCGGTAACTGATAATTCTGATATGGACTTGTGAAGCCACTTGCGCAAAGCTATTCTTTGGAAGTGTTGCATGGCTAAGATTCTGTTCCATGTCGGTAGCGGGTAAGGTAGCTCTATTCTTATTTTCATTTGACAACGATTAATCCTTGTTCAATTAGCAATTTTTGCGTCCTCATAACACCCTCGAAGTGCATTAACTTTATGTCTGACTCCATCCATCCAAATTCTTTTATTAGATTGCGCCTAAAATCTATTGCATCATGGCAATCACTACAGCAATATGCGCCTTGATAGTCTGGGTTCTTCATCCCCATGCCGCCGCCGTTAAGGTGCGCGAGTACGGTTGTCTCAGGGTTGAAGTTGCAAACGTGGGGTATTCTTACTTGACAGTCTTGACCCCTTGCGCTTTTTCTTATCTTGCTATTCTTCTTTGCCGCCATTTATCACCTTTAATTCTGGCTTTGCTTGATCTTCTGCCAGCCTTAATAAAACTTCGCTTGCTTTCTGCCTTAACTCCGCTGCCCTGTTAGCTCTGCCCTGACTTCTCATTAAATCCCTTGCTGATTCGCTTTCTAATCTCTCAGCTTCGACCTTGTAGACCGCTGCAAGGCGTGTGATTGTTTTTACTTGTTCTTTGCTTAATTTCATATCATTGGTGGTTCGTTAGATGGGAATGGAATTGACACCCCAAAGTTTTCAGCCATGTGCCGATCTAATACCTTGTGAACCTCGCTCACTTCTTTTGTATCGAGCTTTGCGGTTGATTCTTTGTCAAACATGGCTTGTTGAATAGGTTTCCATAAAGCCGCTTTAACGCTTTCTTGTGTCCACGGCACTTGTGCTGTCTTGACCTCAAAAACTGCCTTCATGTCATAACCTGCATCGTTAAGCTGCTCGGCTAGTAGCTCGCAGTATTTGTGCATTGCTGCGTTTTGGGTAAGGGTTCTATTTGTCATGCCCCACCCGACAATCTTTCATCAAAAAAATGTAATAGCTTTCTGTACAACTCCGGTCTATCCGACAAAGCCCCTTGTGATGAGCTAAAATCAACTAGAGCGATATAAGCGTCCAATAGATCGTCTGCTGCCTCTATACGGCAACGAAGGGCTTGATAACAAGTAGATGCTTGTAATGGCTCATTAAGGTCACATACGGTAGCTGTTGATTCGCTCATAAAGCCTTCTCCATAATTGACCGATTAACGATTGGAATATTATTTAGGTAATACTTTTCGATTGATTGGCTCATACCGTCCGATATTCCGTGATCGGTATAAACTGCGATTAAATCCGCTTGCTTGCCCCATGCTTGACCGCACTCTATCCCCTGCTTTCTTTGTTCTGGGTCGTTATCGTCTAGGAATTGAGTGTAAAGGGCGTGACTAGCGTAAGGGGCTTCACCTCTTGCCAGAGAGTCAGCAAAACATAGAGCAAGGTATTCTTTGTTTTTCTCTGTGTCGCCAGCAAAGGGTGATTCGATTATGATTTTTTTCACTCTGTGTCCTCATAAATGTTTACGTTGTATGAATCCCATCGTTTGTTTGCTTCTTTCATGCTTTCAATCTTAAAACCTGATGGCTTACCAAATGTCTCTGATAGTTCTTTGTAGAAACTCATAAAGGCTTTGTCTTGTTTCATGGTTTCCGTTGGGTTCATACGTAGCTCTTTGTGAATTTAGGCACTTTCCTTTGAAACTGTAGTGACTTCTCTAGGAAATGAAGCCCTATCGTTCCTTCGTATTCGCTGTTACGTTGCTTCTCAACTTTAAGTTTTACGTCCCATCTTGCAGGGTCATTCAAAACAACATGATCTTCTGGTGTCAGAAAAGCATCTGGCTTTTGCTTAATGGTTTTCTTCTCAACGTCAGTCCACACTATGAATATGCTGGATGCTTGATTACTAATATCGCTACCGCCACTAATATCGTAACGATCTGGAACATATCTCTTGTCGTTTGGCGGCTTTCTCATGTGTGCTACTAGGTGAATATCCATGCCCGTATCTTTGGCGATAGAGTCGAGAGAGTTAAGAAAATTTTTCTGAGCAGGGTAATCATCTGGACTCATGCCGGATTTCATTAAACTGTCAATTACGAGAAAATCTAAGCCAAGTTCTGTGCCACAATAGCCAGCCATTTTTAATATTCGTTCAGTGGGTACGTTGTTTTGTTGGTCGTAAAGGTAAAGTTTGTTTTGTATTGTTGGGAAAAATTGATCTAATGATTTTTCTGATAGCTCTTGATACCCTACCGCTTGTGCTGCGATTCGCTTTAGGGTAACTACTGGTTTCATTTCAAGACTTGCTATACAACCTGATAGCCCTTGTTGAATCCAGTGGTAGGCACAAAATCCAGTAAGCATGCTTTTCTTGTGACCGTTGTACCCTGTCCACAAATGAACGCCTGCCTCGTTAAACCTCACTTTGTCGTGAGTATCCGCCCAAGGTAATGTTGCGCCAGTGGCGTTTTCTGGTGAGTTCAGGTGGTTAAGTAATTCATCCCTGTAGTTTGATGCCTCCTTGATGTTTACTGAGTCGTCAGGTAATACAAACGAGTCGATTCTATTTTGATCTATCAACATATCGTCTGCGATTTGGGCTAGGTGTTGTTGGTAGCTCATCCTTGTACCCTCATAATTGCTGATTCAAATTGGTTAATCTCAAGCGGGTCAAGTTTCTGACCGCGATCATGTTTAGCCTTAAAGTTCTTTATCGTGTTTATATCTGCTTGGCGCGTACCTGTTCTTGAAACACCGTTGTCGTTAGGGAATAAATCACTAGCGTTAAGCCCCAGTGCGTGTGCCACGTCTATTCCCGATGCTCCGCAGCCAAAACAATTCATAATGACTTTCCCGTCGGGTAATTCTTTAATGCCGAGTGATGGAGTCTTTTCGTTATGGCAAGGGCATAAGGCTTTGTACTGGTTCTTACCTGTAGGCTTGCAATCAAGTAATGACGTTATAGTGTCGATTGGGTTACATGACATAATCGTTACTCGCTACTGATTCGCCGCTTAGTCTCTCGTCTGTCCACTTTTCTTTAAGCAGGTATTTGCGAGGGCTTGGTATGTATTGCTTTTCTGTTTCGTTATAGCGAGTGCGGCAATCTTCTATTGCTATAGCTCTTTTCTTGTCACTTAACTTGTTCCATGCTATCTCTGCATCTACCTTGTCCACCCTCTTAGGCCATACATTCCAGAAATCAGAAAATGGAATTGAGCATATGTTCTTATGGTTTTCTTTAAGATCTTTATGGTCTTCTTTATATATGCTGTTTACCGAGCGTATCGGATCTCCGAGAGTCCGGTTTTCAGCACCCTCGGGAATATCAATGACTTGCGTGTGATTTACCCATGTAACCGATCCTTGAAGATTATTTGTATCTGGGTCTTTGATATAGGCTTTTGTTAGTAAGCCTTTGTTTACAAGCTCTTTTCTTGCTCTTGAGTAACGTGTTTGCCCTAAAGAGAATCTTTCCATCAAATCTACCTTGCGAACCACCCAATTTTCAGGTCGCGTAATGAGGTACAGCCAGATAGCTAAAGCGTCTGGATTCTCTATCACATTCACAGTCGCCCTAGGGATAATCTCGTAAGGGATTTTTGTCTTACGAAGGTATTGTCCGTCAATTTTATTTACTGGCATCATAATGTTCCCGTTATTTTTATTAAAATCACCACATGGACTCCGCAGGTTAGGAGGGTTACAGCGCGAGCCTGCGAAGCCCTAACGATTGTGGCTAACCGTGCAATAACCCCGCGCTGAGTGTTTCTGGTTTGTATAGCTTTCTGCCGTAGTCTTGTACTGGTGCGATAGTCTTTAAGTGCTTAACTTCGCGTTGTGTTGGTAGTTCATCTTGATCCCAACGGTAAGGAACACCACACGAATGATTAACCCATTGACCACAACCGTTGCCATGTTCTGCCTCAATAGCGTCTATATGAGCATCATTAGCAAGGATTTCATTGATGGCGGCTTGAACTTCAACCTCAAAATCTTCATAGGAAATATCTTTGGTGAAAGACCCTAAAAAACGATCTTCGTATTTAGAGTAGATGCTTGGAAAGCCCTGCTCTGAACAGGCTGTAATTCTTGTTTTTCCCTTCATAAACAGGTATCTAGGGTTTTTTGATGTACGGTTCTGCAACTGCTCAAAAGCAAGTTTAATCATGTCTCCCTCCAGAGTAGGTAATTGCTTACGGGTACTTAGGCAACTACTTACATATTTATTTTTAGAATTGGTATAAAGTAATGTCCAACATGGACGTTACAGTTATCACTGTACACAATCAGACTACACGGGTCAAGAGTGTAGGATGAAAAGGGACATTAAATTATGTATAATGTACACATGAAAGATTCAACGGAGTTTGGGAAGCGGTTTTGTGCGGCACTTGAGTATGCTGGCTACAAGGATATGTCTGTTAGAAATTTGGCAGATAGATTAGGGGTCGGCTTCACATCAATAGACTGTTGGAAGCGAGGCGCTAAGACACCAAGTGCAGAACGTCAAATCCAATTAAGCGATCACTTAGGCGTTGACGCTGGCTGGTTAATTACAGGTCGTGGAGTAATGAATGACGATCCAGCTATTAAAATCCTAGCTCAAATCGTTTCACAGATGAATGATATACAGCGTAAAGAGGTGTTTGACTACGCCGCATATATTCTGGAACGCGGCGCAGACAAATCTAAGAGGGAAGGTGAACCTCAATCAAACACTGAGAATCTCCGCGAGCTATAGACTTCTTGATTTCAACAGTTGCGCCCTCACAGCAAGACTGAGCCATTTCAGAAAAAACCACCTGAGTAACCCTGCATAGCTCTGGGCTACCCTTAGAGTTACCGAAAGGACACCTACACCCCTTTAGAACTATCTTGTCTGTATCTTTGGATTCGATCCAAAAAACACCACCGATTTTATTCTTTAACTTACACAAGCAATCACCGATTGTATTAACGCCCAGACTTCTGCCTGCTAATACCTTTCCAGCAAATTCCTTTGCGCTGGCATCTATATCCTGATTCCCCGCTACCGATCTTAATAAATCCCCAAAAAATTCCCCATGCATAACGACCTCCTTTTGTTGTTGAAATGAGTATAGACCAAAAAAATACAAATGTGTACACTTTTGCGCTTGCTTTTTGTAGTCAATTAGTCTACAGTCTTGATATGGACATGAGAGATAAGGTCATTCAACGGGAAAAAAGCAAGGTTGGCTTGAGAGGCCGAATCAATGCTTTTTGCGCTCACTGTATTTATGACCCAATCGCAGGAAACGGCACTTGGAGAGAGCAAATAGAAAAATGTACGTCATACGACTGTCCGTTATATGAAGTTAGACCTCATAAAAGGGGCGGGAAGGCACAAATAAGCGATCAATTAGACGAGAACTCGGAAATTTCGATTCAGGATATGGGTTAGAAATTATCGCCGCTAATTGGACGCTTAATTGATATGTAAGAGAACTCTAATAAACAACAATAAGGAGACTCAAATGGAAGGAATTGATGAAGCAATAGACGAGATTCGAGATTTAGATATGTTCACCTATAAAACGTATCGGGACGATGGGCTAACCCCGTTTGAGATTGCCTACAGGGTTTTGAGCCATTTAACCAGTGAACAATGTGAAGACTTAGAGCGGAGGTATAAAAATGACAAGGGATGATTTAAGAGAAGACCCACCTGAATATTGTTTTGTCTTTGCCAGCGTTATTCAGGAATTGGGATATTCGTTTGGGGGTCAGTCGTTCTGTAATGACATGGAAGATTTAATTGGTAACAACAATAGACCAGACAGTGATTGGAAAAGTAACTTTGCTCACATTCTTAACATGGTTGATGCGGCCTTAGAAGAAAAGATTGAGGACGAAGCAAAAAATGAGGCGTTAAAAAGTGATGCTGAGTTGCAGGCTGATTATATGGAGGCACAAGGCCATGATAGAGACTAAGCATACAGAGTTGCCTTGGGAACTAGAGCAAACTGAAAAAAATACAAATAACTTAGATATTCTCATAAAGACCAATGACGAGAAATGGGTGTCATGGTCGTATAAAGAGTCTAACGCCGAGTTCATTGTTAGGGCATGTAATAACCATTACAAATTATTGGACACCCTAAAGGATATTGATAACGGCGATCTATATGTTCTTGATGTAACCCGCGAAAGAGTCAGGCAAGCCATAAAGGACGCATCGTGACTAAGACAATAATGGCTATTTTAGTCTTTGCTCTGATCTTAGGCGCATGGACTATTGAGGCAAAGGCTTATTGGTCAATGGATATTCCCGAACGGGAAGAATCTAGGGGGTGCGAGTAATGGCCGTTTACCATTGTAACGAGTGCGATCTATTTTTTGATGGTGATTATTTTCCTTGTGAAGAAGATCCAAGAGAGCCATTAGCCCTACTTTGTCCAACGTGTACTGATGAGTTTTACGATGAAGATGGAAATTTAATTGAGCCAGTAGACCCATCTAAAGATGATGGTGATTACGCTTACGATAATTGGAAAGATAAGCAGTTGGAGGACAAATGACTAACGATGAAATGTTAAAAGCTACTAGCGGCAGGGATACGGATGCAGAAGATCATCTTGACCCTTTGTTGATGTGTTACGACCCGTTAAAAGAAATAGATGATTTGATTAAGAATACTTTTCCAGAAAAAGAGAGAACTGATTATCCATTAAACGAAGAACGGGAAACATACCATGAGTGATTTGAATATTTATCAAAGGTTAAACGAAGTAAGAAAGCTGATTGAGTACATCAAGAAAGATGCTTTAGTTCAGGGTTATAAGGCCGTGTCACACGATATGGTTACTTCTGAGGTTCGAGATCATCTTATTTCGCAGGGAGTCATTATTGTTCCGCGTTTAATTAAATCAGCAATGATTGACACGGGTACAGCGACCAAAAGCGGAAATGCTTGGTTGAGGTATGAGGCATGGTATGAAATTGATTTTGTGAACATGGATAAACCAGAAGATAAAGTGACTATGCCTATTGAGTCTCATGCTCTTGATACAGGAGACAAGGCCACTGGTAAGGCGTGTTCTTATGCAACTAAGTACGCAATTCTTAAAATATTCAACATTGAATCAGGTGATGATGAAGAATCTCGTCAAGAGTCAAAGCCTACCGTTAAATTCAAGAAGAACGAAAAGAAAGAGTTTTACGCGCAATCTATTAAATGTATGGCTGATGGTGATGTTGAGGGCTTGCAGGAAATATGGGGCGAATATGACGCAGACGCAAAAGCAATATTGTGGAGTCTGTTTAATTCTCAAGAAAGATCGGCAATTAAGGAGCTAATGAAATGAGTGATAATAAATTTGTAGATGGATTAATGGTTAAAGCACCACATGATAAAGCACCTGATTTCGTTAAAGGGTCTATTTCAATTAAGCGAAAAGATTTAGGTAACTGGTTGCGCCAACAAGAAGGTGATTGGATTAACTTGGACATTAAAGAATCTAAGGGTGGCAAGTGGTATGCAGCGGTGAATGATTGGAAGCCAGAACAGCAAGCCGCGCCAGCAGCGCCGAATAGTGATGATGGGTTTAGTGACTCCTCAGACATCCCTTTCTAATGGCTATTAACGGACAAATCAACCGCCAGCTAATCATCAGGGACGATGATAGTGGCTGTTGGAATTGGGCTGGAACAGCGAACCCCAAAACGGGGTACGGAAAGAAGCAGTGGTTTGCTAGAACTGAGTTGGCGCACAGGTGGGTTTGGACAATGTTTAACGGGAAAATACCAGAAGGGCTTGTTATCAATCATAAGTGTCGAAATCGTAAATGCGTTAATCCAGACCATCTTGAGGTGGTAACACAAACGGAAAATTGCAGGCATGGAAAAGGATGCGCTCTAACGAAAAAAGAGGCTCAGTCCATTTTAGATCATAAGCAATTAAGGGTCTGGGGTGATGGCGCAAAGTTAGCAAGGAAGTATGGCGTAAGCACTGCACTGATTCACGATATTTGGAATGGTCGAGCATGGAAAGAACTAGAGCCTGTAGATTTTTAGTCTTATGAGCAGCCTACCTAAACACTTATTGTTTACTAGTTGTGGTAACTAATCGGGTGGGTTGCTCACCATTTAATACACATAAAGGATAGATGATGAATAATTTACCAAAAGAGCCGCCAGAGGAATTGATTTTAAGTATGGCTATCAGGTACGACCACGGGTTAGCAATTGACGGATATTACGACACGCTCCCCGTCCAGCTTGGTGCAACCCATAAGCAAAGGCTTGAATCTACGCTCAAGGTGATGCGCCAGTTATACGAAGAAGTTTCCGGTTATGGTTTTTATAAATACCCAGACAATGACGGCTGAATAACACAACACCAGAGAGGGGTGTAATGATAAGCAAGAAACGATTTAACACTGTTGGTTGTAAGATTTATCCGAACCCGCATGAGAAGGTTAATTAAGAATTATGGATTAAATATTTTGATTTGTGTATTAGCGGCGTGGAAAGCAGAAGCTAGGCCGGATAGTTTCAAGAGACACGCGAGACAGGGTTGTAGGGAGCCACGGCCTCCTGACCTGTTGCCACACAAGGCATGCCGTTATCTGAGTGTGAGCTAGAGTAGCGACTGGCCTAGTACACAATTCAAAGTGTTTATATTGAATATAGGAGATAGGTGAGTGATATGAGACATGACGATAAAGAACAAATTGAAGCTGCTAGAGGCTTCGCAGATGATGAACAAGGCTCAGGTAGTGAGGCGCATTGGGGTGATATGACTAACACAATAGAAAGGGCTGAAAATGAACTATCAAGAAATTTCCCGCGTGAAAATAGCGATGATATTATCCGCGACCTACTAACTGAGCTTAAAGAAACGCAAGCCAAACTAGAACGGGCTAAAGTAAACTACGCCGAGTTACATAAGTATGCTTTCCAGAGTAACTGCTTATCAGGGGTGGATAATTTTGATGCGCCGTATAAAGAGGATAAGTGAATGAAGCCAGATAAATACATAAGTTTTGGTGATGCACCTGACCAGATAAACCTATCTTATGTGATTCATTTAGAACAACAACTAGCAGAAAAAGATAAAGAGATTGAACGGTTGCGGGGTGTGATTATCAAATACTTGCAAGGCAGGCCAAATTTATCGACACAATCACCTTTGCAGTGGGATATGAAGTTACGCGAAGAAATGGAGCAAGCACTACAAGATAAAGAGGATAAGTAATGAATTGGGTGCTTACTTCCAAGTTTTGTGAAATGACAGGCTATACCGATGAGGCGGTGAAGTCTAAGATAAGGCATGGTCATTGGTTACAGAATGTAATATGGTGTAAACGTGGAGGAAGGCGGCACATTAATATAGAGGAGTATGAGAAATGGGTAATGGGGTTAGACCAGCATCCAAGTCAACAATAGAAATACGTTTTTATCTTGATGGTATTCGATGTGAGGAGAGGGTTAAGATGCCCCCTACTTCGTCTAATATTAAGTTCTGTGAGAACTGGAAGAAACGTATTGACCATGAGATTGCTACCAATACATTTGATTACAAGTCACACTTTCCTAATTCCAAGAACATAGCTCTGTTCTCAAGATATAAGGGTGATGCGATTCTTATATCAGAATACCTTGATAGTTGGCTCAAAGAATCCAAAGACTACCTTATGTCTTCTACCTATAACGGTTACAGGAAGATAATAAAAGGACACCTATCGCCTGTATTTGGGCATCTTAAATTAACTGACTTCTCAAGAAAACACGCTAAGGAATGGATGCGTGATAACCCTGATATGTCCAGCAAGACAATAAGTAACGTCATATCTCCTTTAAGAATTGCGCTAGACGACGCTTTAGAAGATGAGCTAATTAATGCCAATCCTTTAGCTGGATGGAAGGTAAAGCGTAAACGTGGGCGTAGCCGTAAGGCTGATGCAATAGATCCCTTCTCTTACCAAGAAACACAACAAATCCTTGCGGCAATGAATGAGCCTGATGTGAATATGTTTGAGTTCTGGTTTAACACCGGACTACGGGTAAGCGAGTTGGTTGCTTTAGATTGGGGTGATATAGATTGGGGAGGCAGGAAGATAAGGATTGATAAGGCTTTAACAATGGCTGCTGATGAAACTGAGCAAACCAAGACTGATGCGGGAGATCGGGACGTATGGCTTAACGAAAGAGCATTACAGGCACTTGAAAGACAAAGAGCGCATACGTTATTAAAAGGAAATGAGATATTCCAAAACACACGCACTGGAGAGAGGTGGACAGGTGATGCACCTATTCGACTAGGGGTGTGGGCTAAGGCATTAAAGAAGGCAAAAGTACGTTACCGCTATCCATACCAGATAAGGCATACACGTATATCAAACCTGTTAATGGCTGGTGAAAACCCTATGTGGGTAGCTACTCAGGTAGGCCATACAGATTGGGCTTTTACTGCTAGAACGTATAGTCGGTTTATACCGGATAACGCGCCAGATGCAGGAAGTAAGGAACAAGAGGCTTATATGAAAGGGGTAGAATCGGGGGATCGTAACGCTACAGGCCAATAGAATTAAGGATGGTGGATGGTTCGATTCCCGCCGTCTCCACCAAACAATCATTATAAATCAATAGGTTATGATATTAGTTACCCCCTAAAAGGGGCAGAAAGTGGCTATGAGGGGCGGTATTTGGGGGATAAATTGGGGGATATTGGGGGTAAATATGACAAAGCATGGCAGACGGCATTTAGAGATTGCTATTGATATGGCAAGGCGAGGCAAGAAGGTTTTGTATGTCGTTGTTGATAAGGAAAGGGCTGTGGATAATGTTGAGTCAATTACTGGTAAGGGTGTGTGGCCTATCGGTCTTAAATTGCGTGATGTAAACCATAAAGAGAGACAACAGCCTGAGATGATATGGATTGATGATTATTAGGCAAATAACTTAGGCTTATATTTCTTTAGGGGCACACCTTCATATCTGCGACAGAGATAGTCTAAGCGGCAACTGAGTTACTCTTTCTAAGATTATCCTCAGCAAAAAGCAACTGCATATTGTCCTCACAGTGCAGGCCGCAAACTTCCTTTCCTTGTAATGGGATAATGTGGTCTACGTGGACTTTTCTGCCAGTTCTATCAGCTTCTTTTTTCGCAAGCAAATACCATAACGCAATATACTTATGATTAGCCCAAGATGGCGTTGCCTTAATCCTGTTAGCCCTACGCTTTGCTGCGTTGGCATATACTAGGTGGGAGTTTTCCTTCTTCCATAACCTTGTTCTTTCATTTAATATGTCTGAGTTTTTAGCTCGGTACGCCTTGGCGTGCGACCTGCTTCTAGCCCTGCTTTCGTCTATGGATGCGTAATATCTAATCTTTGCCTTCCTGTTGGCCTCATCCTTATTCCTTTGATGCCACTCTCTGCCGATTTTGCGCTTTTTATCTCTGTTATCTGAAACCCATTCGCTTACCTTCACCTTAATGTAGTCAGCGTTTTTTACGTAATATTTTTTCTGACTAGAAAGCATACATGCCTTGCATTGAGATTGGAGTCCGTCAGTCTTGCGAGAATCCTTATAATAATCCCGCTCTGGTTGTCTTTCTTTGCACTTACTACAAGTCTTCATGCAAAGATCTTCGGTTTAAACTTGCTCAATGGGACTCCCTCGTAGCGCAAACATAAGTACGATAAACTAATCTCCATAATATCATAGTCACCACCTTTGACCTCATGTTTGAATATGATGCCTCTCCAGTGGTTGTTCCCCTGATAACCCTTATACCCTTCGTCGTGTAGGTAACATGCTCCAGCTACTAATGCTCTGCGAGTGTCACCGTTACCAAGATCAAGTTGAGCAATATCTTTAGTTTGCTGGTGTCCCATAGTGAATGAAAAGCCAATATTCTTTAATCGAGTATGCGCTTGACCACCATAAGGCTTGCCTGTCATTGGGTTATAGAAGTAATGGGCGTAATGAACACCGTCTATACAAACAGGTTTAAGGAAGTCGTGAACCTCCCACTTGTCTTTCTTTAGATCGAAATCGTTATAGGTGAGTTTTCCTGATAGTTCAGGGTTGGCGTTTACATGGCGCATAATGCGTTCTTCATGGTTGCCAATAAGGAATACTTTGCGGGGCTTATACTTTTTCTTGCGTTTAATCGGGGCTAATAATACACCCATAGCTCTTATTCCAGCATCTATATCATCCTGATACCTAGCGCCTTCTGCTTTGAGTGTTTTCTTGTCGTAATGAGATAGGGAGTGCATGTCGAAATGATCGCCAGCATGAATGATAACGTCAGGCTGTTTCTCTGCTATGTATCGACCAATCCACTTTAAATGGTCTATGGGGCAATCAGGCTTAACTTGCGTATCTGGAATGAAACAATGAGTAGTCATATATTATTCCTATACCGGTATAAGTAAATCTTATAGTAACCGTTAGCCATTGAAATAGCAAGCTATTTGCGCTTTAACGTCTTAACCGGAAGCCCTGTGGAGGTGTCTATTTTACAAGCAATCTTAACTGCCTCTGTTGGGGTCTTACCGCAATACATAGCGGCTAATGCTGCATCTGCACCAGAGCCTATGGCATAGAATTTATTGGTAAAGCGCATTGGGTATTCTGATTCATCCCATAGCTCTATTTTGCCGTTACTCTTTAATATGATGATGTTGGTGTCGCTTAAACTAGGAGGTTCTTCTTTTCTTGTTTTGTACCAATCAATGAAAGCAAGTCCAGCACCTAAAGATCCAGCAAGACCTACAATGTCGCCATTAACTCTGAATATCTTGGTGCATCTAGCTCTTGTTCCGCCGTCGTCTACCGCAGAATCACCTGCCATTGACTTTGAATCACATGCAATGGTTGTCACGAACAGCGCATCTGTGGGTAAAAGACTTTAAGGTTAATTTCATATACCTGAGATTGGCCTAACTTAATAAGGGCTATCTCTGCAATGAGTCGAGAGTAGTCATCTTCATTTAGCCCTTGATTGATGTATTCGGCTGTATAAATACTTTGGCCTACCTGCATCCCTAAGAAACCACAAGCATCGAAGTAGCGCGTAATATCGGCATATAATAGATTTGGTACGAGTAACAATAGAGCTAAAATGTATTTCATTTAAACCTCCGCTAAGTAACCAGCCATGTTGTGATCGTCAAATACCCCATCAGCACCCTTTAACGTAGTTTCTTCGCGATCGTGCGTATAAGGGAAAAGAAAAGGGATATGCACCGGAATATGAGGTATTGAATCGCCATCACGTACATATCTGCGTCCTTTGCATCGAGATGATAATTTGCATAGACCTTTCATGCCCGCTCTAGGTGCGCCAAAGGTCGTTAGTTCGGGCAGGAAGCCCTTTTTTACGAGGTAGGCGGCGTATATCTGCGCTAATGCACCCCCAAGGGAATGTCCTGTTAAAACGACCTGCTTGCCATTAATTCGGCTGTCTAGGGTCTTTATGAGGGGTCTGAGGGACTTTAGGAAGCCAGCATGACACCAGACTCCTATCTCTCTTGAGTACCAAGGGACGACTCTAATGTCCGTGATAAAGTCTTCTGCTTCTTCTGTTCCTCTGAATGCTATGTAGAGAACATCAGGCTTTTCAACAACGAGGACTTGTGTGCTGTCTTCTGAGTATGTTTCTTCTGTGTAGGAACGTAGGGAATATTCAGCCAGTACGCTCATTACATTCTGCCGTTGTGTAGCATGGAGTAATGATTGCCGTCGTTAAAGCGCCCTCCCCATCTATTCATTGGGTGTAGCGATTCCCAAAACTCGCCTAACTGTCTGTGATCTTCTGTTTGTGTGAGGTACTTACCATCTTTAAACAGGTTTAGATCGCCAGCTAGTTTTATGTAGTGGTTAGAGTTTGCTTTATGTCCGTTATTAGCAAGCACGTCACCCATTCTTATGCGGTATCCGTTGTTATAAGCGAACATAATAAGCAAGGCAAAATTCATAGAGAATATTTCTTGCTTTTCACCAAGTCTCATTACGGATTCCGGTCTTTATACATAGCGATTATTCTGTAAACAACCCATGTAATCGTAACGACTACAAGTATGGTGTCGAATATCGGGTTAAGAAGATTAAGCCATGCTGTTACGCCTGCTGGTACAACGCCAGCATCGGCAGCGTGTTTAACTTGGTCAGGGATGCTCATTTAAACTTGACTTTGGCTTGGGATATTTCTACCTCTTTACTTGTACCTTTTAAGGCTGCAAGCTCATCAAACATATATTCAATCAGCGGATCACTTGAAATACGCGCGTCAAAAGCGGCTTGCTTTTCTGCAATGACTTCTTCTGTTGTTTTTACGGGGGTAGGAACAAAGGTGTATTCTTCTTCGGTTACTTCACCTGTTTTTACGTTTTTAACAATTCTTAAAGCCTTCATACGTCACCTCTGTAAATGCGGATTTTAGTTCCGATGCCGAAACCGCCAGCCGCACCTACTGAGAAGCGCAAAGAAGTCAGGTTGGCTGTTAGCTCTGCATCTTTTGTTGCTACATATCCTAAAACCTCTACGCCAGAACCTATATACCTAGATATTTGAGATGCAGCACCAAAATACCTGCCTGTCATGTATCCCACATTGATAGTCGCCCTTGATAATTGATTTGCTGCCGACATACTAGAAATTTCAGATGCGTTAGTTCGCGCCGCCCCTGTCGTTGTCCCTACACCTTGCAGGAATTGGCTGTGATAATTTGTGGCGGTATAGTCACCATTGGCATATATAGATATAATCGCGGTCGCTACTCCATTATTCAAATGCTCAATTTCAACTCTATAAGATTTATGTTTATCTAAGTCTAAACCTGTAAAATCAATATTAGTGGCTGCACTACCTGTTACTTCATGCTCTGCTAATAGGCTTCTATTAGGCGAAGCGGTACAACGCCAATCACCAGAGGCATATTCAACAAACTCTAATTCATCACCTGCGGTTGTTGTTATGTCTAAACCATTAGGGAGTATTAAGTCTGTGGCGTGATGAGTAAGCGTTAAAGAATCATCAAAATGTAATTTAATGACCGAACCTACGCCTAGTGAGTCAAAGGACGTTATATCGGTTGTGCCTGTTACATCAAAGTAGTTGCCATCAGATATTAAGGGTAAGGCTGCGGCACTAGCTACATCAGCGCCCTTATTAAGTGTGTTAAGCCCTGTGAATACGTTAGTGTTGGCTAGTTTCGCCACATGCTCGGGGATTGAGTCACTAGGGGATAAGATACCTAGTTCAACAGAGGCTAATGAACCTGACAAGGAACCAGAATCTAGCACAACCGTTATTGTCGTATTAGGGGAAGAGTAAGACGATACCGAGATATAGCCATATAAAGTAGTCGCATCAACACACTTAATTCTTCGGTTAACGGAGTAGTCTGCGGTTACATCTGTAGGAATGGTGAACGATGTGGCAGATACGTAAGTAGGTGTATGGCCTCTATCGAACCACTCTGCTTGTTCCCATTGAGTGCGTACCGATGCCATAACTTCGCGGGCAGAATCATTAACTCCGCTAGGAGGCATACCCTCTGGGAAGCCATCAGGTGAAGCTGAACTATTACTGGCTGCGGTTTTTGACCATGTGCTTATACTGGACATTTATAGCCTCTTGATGTAAGGTGTGTAAAAGGAGGTTTTATGGATTACTTAATTGCTGGATTGCTGGTTGTTCTTTGTGTGATTTGTAAAGCCGTGCTTAATACCCTAAATGAGATTAGAGAAGCTCTTTAGTCGGATTCTTCTGTTGCCCCTGCTAGCCAGCCTATAATTGCTTTCTGCGCCTTTTCCTGACGAGGTAGGGTTGCTGTGTTTTTGGTTAAGAGAGCCTCTAATAATTTCGGGTCGTCTACTGCATCCGTAAGTATTTGAGTTACCCTGCCCTGCGTGAAACTTTCCAACGCCTCTTGGAATCTCTTTGAGCCAGTTTGTGCTGATTTAAGAGAGCCTGCTCCACCAACGCCTACCGCCTTACCGCCAACAATACCCGCCTTTGTTCCAATAAAAGTAAATATTGTGTCTAAAATCTTGCTGGCTTTTTGTCCTGAAACAGAGCTACCGACATTAGGGAGGCTGTCTACTTGGTTTTTCTCAAGCGTATTGATAATGGTATTTAGCCGTCGCATCTTGTCTTTGTTTACAGGGATTGATAGTAGCTGCTTGTTTGCCTCATATAGATTTCGCATCTTCTTGGCGTTATGCACAGCGAAGCCTGCTGCATCTTCTGTACCCTTCTCTAATGAGTTCTTCATGATCCATTTGATCGCGTCCGAGGCTAACCCCTCTCTTCCTACGTCGTCGGCTTCGGCATAAAGTGATCTCATCGCTTTAATTGGATTGGGGTCATCAAGAATTGTATTCATTGCGTTTTTGGGTTTCGCTGTAGAGAATTTACCCTGCAAAGATTTATCTAGTGCTGTCGCTTCGGCCTTGGCTGAGGATCTTGTTGACGCAAGGCTTTCAGATGCAGCTATACCCTCTTCTAACGCCCTTCTGACCTGCGGGAATTGCGCCAAAAGTTCTTCGTTGGATCTAATGAACTTGTCTGCTGCGCGAGGATTCACAACCCCGTCTTTAATCACTGTTGAGTTTTCTATTTTAGCTAATAGGTGCTGCTCAATATTTTGAGGGTTGCCGCCAGCTTTTATGATTGCCTCTGACCCTAGAGCGCCTTTAATGCCTGTGCCTACCCCTTTTTCAAGGAATAATTCTGGAGAGGTCTTCGCGCCACCATCCTTACCAAAACCTAGCAGTTTTCCTACTTCGCCTTTTGTGTAGGTTTCATTTAATGCTCTTGATACGCCTACGGCATATTTAACTTCTTTTCTAGCTACTTTAGAAACGTCCTCAAGCAAATCGTCGCTTATATTCTTCAATATACGCGCTTGGTTGTATTCTCCATTCGCCCTGTGTTTAGCTGCCATCTGTCCCAATTCAGACCGAAAGGTGTTGATTTCTGTTACGGTTGAATTTTTTGATAATGCGCCGGCAACGAATTTCCCATTCTTGAACTCCCCCAGGAACTCTCTAACATAAGGAGGTATGTCGTTCTCTGGGCTTGTGCGAGATCGCTTACTAAGCATAATCCTGTAATTACTGATTGTGCTGTCAACAGGCGCTTTAAGTGTTTCAGGTATCTCATTCCATGCCTTGGTTTCTTTTGCCCTTGCTCTGAGAAGTGAAGCTGACACTTCTTCTTCGACCAGTTGACTAGATACTGATCGCGGGGTATTGGGCTTTAATTCAGATGCTTTGGCTTCCGCGTTGGCTAACGACACTCGCAGGTCTTCTTCTAATCCTGCTTTCGTTCTAGCGATGTTATTGGCGATACCTTCTTGAGTTTTTGTTATCTTGCCGCCACTTGATAATTTTTCAGCCTCTTCTCTAGCAATCTGGTTGACTCTTGCAGTATCTTGATTGCCTTTTAATTCAAGCGCAGGATCTTTGCTTCTGACTAATTTTTCTTGAGCCAGAAGGTGTTTGTCGCCTGATTTTTTAGCAGGAGATAATGGGGCTTCTTTTAAAGTGTCTCCATAACGCAAATTCCTTAAAGCGGCTTGAGAGTCTTCGATAAGCGATTGGACTCTATTCTCTGCTCTTATTGTCCCGCCTTTCTGTGTTCCTGCCGCAAGCTCTTTGGTTAGCCAATCAAGGCTTGATTTAGCCACTTTAGCTACTGGGCTAAACTGCTGAACACCTTTTACTACGGCGAGGGGAGATAATGGTGCTGCTAGTGCGCCAACAGCAGACCCCAGTTGAGGATGATTTGGGGAAACATCTTCCCCGAACTTAGATCCAACCCCAGCTAAGGTAGAAACACCTGCATCAATCGCCGCCGCGCTACGGGGGGAGTTTAAATAAGGGTTGATAATAGTGTTCTTAATGTTGGTTAATGCGCTACCAGACCTTGCTGCTGTGTTGCTTGCAGCGACCCCTTGTGTTCCTGCTGTTGATGCTCCACCCAGCCAACTAGGTAGGCTGTTTCTGACGTTGTTTAAAAGCCCACCTGATTTGCTGGCAGCGACTGTACCTGTGCCTGCGCCGAATCCTAATCCGTATTTAATAAATTCCCCGGCTCGCTCTGGGTATGTTTCAGCTTTCTTGATCGTGCCGATACCTGTTAGGTTTTTAAAGTAATCAGAGCCATAGTCGGCTTTAATGTCCTTGCCATGTATGCTGCTTTGAATCCAGGCCGCGAGATCGCTAGGCGCTCCCAGAACGTCTGGGACTAAGTTATTAACCTGAGAAGCAAGTCCAACAGAATGATCCATAAGAGAAGGAGTCTCTTTAGGTGCTTGAGGTTTAGGTGGCTTGTAAGTCATTACCTTGCCGCCAGAGTCTTTTACCTTAAAGCCGCCCTCTACATCCTCTAGTCGCTCGTATTCCTGACCATTAATCATTACTTTATTGGTCATTCAAGTGTGCCTCCTGTGAATGATTGGACTTTAGGCGGGATGATGTGATCTATATTTAGCTTGCGATCTTTAGCGATTCCCTTGTAATAAGATTCGCGTTCATTAAGAACAGGCGTGTAAATACCGTCTCTAAACTGAGTAAGCGTGGCAATAATATCTGCGCGAGCTTCGTCAGAGTATTGACCGCTGAACGCTTTATTAAATGCTGTCTTGATTTTGGTATCAAGCGCACCAAAGTTACCGAACTTCTCAAGTTCTGCTTGTGCGCGAACATTGGTATCAACAACTTGTGATAATGCTTGTTGTAGAAGAACGTCAGATAATGGGTTTTGAGATTCGGCTGCTTGAATAGCAATGTCAATATTTCTCAATGCGCCTTTAACTGGTTTAGTTTCCTTTTCATACCTTACAGCTATGTCGTCCGTATTCTTGATTTCATGTTTGTTTCTTGAAAACTCAAACTGCCTCTCTTTGAAATCCATGTTTTCTCCATGTCTGCTCTGAACTCCTTGAGCGTTTGATTCAATATGCCTGTTGTCATACATTGTTGGGGACACTTCACCTGTGGAGCGATTCCCCGTAAAAACTCCGTTACCTGTATTTAAGAAGCTAAATTTATTGCCCGATCTCTGTGGCGTTGAGTAAGGGGCTTGTCCGTTAGCTTGCGCTGCGGTTCCGTATTTAGGATTGCCTTGCTCGTCAAGATACTTATACTGAGCGCCTAGCGGCTGCTGTTTCATCAAAGCAATACCCGCAGATGGATTGTCTTGCATCATTAAGAGGCCAAGATTGGCTCGTTCTGATTGGTCTATTGCTCCATCGGAAAGGATACCCGATCCTTCTTGTGTGATGGTTGAGTTGCCTTGTAGTGGCGCTTCTCCCGGGAATGTATCGGCTTCAAAGTTCTCTGTCTGCTGTTGTTGTCCGATGAATTGTGACAGTTTGGCCTGACGCTGACGCTTCGCTTCACGCTCCTGTTTCCGGTCTTCAATGTCGGCAAGGCGAGCCTCTAACAGCTTGTTCTTCATTTTGTTGTCTTGATGACGCTGTAACATTTGGAAGCCATTAGCAAGTCCCGCACCGGGTGCTTGACCTTGTGCGCCTGCTTGTAAAAGACCTAGACTTAACTGAGTAAGCGGGTTATTTAAAAATCCCTTCACGAGAACAATCCTCCTAAAAAGCTGCCACTTCCTCCCCCAAAGGCCGAAAGCCCCAGACCCAATAATCCTAACCCTGTTGATGTTCCGTTAGTGGGTGTTTCTGAGGTTGATTGAGAGCCATAATTACCGCCGACAAAGTTTGTGTAATCAGCAAGTCTTTGCTTGTCTTGTGAGTAAGGATCGTTAAAGTCATGACGGGCTTTTTGCTCATCAATGAATCTCTGACCCATTGCTTGACGTGCATCACCCGCTTGGGCTAGTTGAGCAATATCGAAGTAATCTTGATTAGCTAGTTGAGGGGCGTATGAGGCTGCTCTGAGTTGGTTAGTCCGTTCATTACGGTAATTGTCGCCGTAGAACTGTCCTGCTGCCTGACCTATCTTGTCAGCTATTTCTGACTTGTGAAGCCCCGATCCATAACGACCTGCTTTAGAGAAGTTTGAATTGATGCTGCTGTTGATCTTATCTTCTACTCGGGAGAACTCCTGATCTAAGTAAGGGTTAGCGCCTAAGTAATCACCTGATAAAGTTGAGTCGATCTGTTGCTGAGACTTACCGACTAAAGGAGAACCATTTAAAGCACGATTGGTCTGTGCAGTAAGAGCATAAGCCTGTTCTGGCGCAAAGGGGGCAAATGTCTGACCCGGGTAAAATTGCTGGAATTGAGAATTGTATAAATCTTCCGCTCGCTCAAAGCCGCGATCTAAGTAAGGCTGTTGTGCAGAATAAGGCTCTACAGTCTGAGTCTGTGACTGACCGCCTCCACCACCCCCGAAAGAGAAAGGAGCAAAAAGCTGTTTATAAAATTCTAAAATCATCATAATACCTCTGTGTCAAAAAAGGACATTTCTTTTTGTGGCTTGAATTTCTTTACCCATCCACGTCTTCCATAAATTCTTACTGACGCACATCCGGTGTCTTTTGCGAATTTCTTTAGGTCTTCCATTACCTCGATCCAATTAACCTTTCCGTCTTTACCGCCTGCGAACATGGCAACTAGAACTTTTCTTAGTGGATAAATTTGAATCTCAGTAACCACAAATCCGTCTATGTTTTGCGTTACCCATAACTGCATCTTTGCTTGCTTGCAGTAATACTTGATGTGGTCGTGAGAGTAGTCAGGTTCTTCTTTTAAAACGCCTCTCATCAATCCAATGACTTGAGGCCATACTTCATCTATCTGTGAGGATTGAATCCCTACTAGGTTAGAACTTGCCAAACGGGTTTCTTGCAGTTGGGTTTATGCCGTTACCGTATAAGGGGTTGGCGTAAGCGTTCTGGAAGTTAAAGCCGTGATATTTGCCCGTCTCAACTGGTCTATTTAGGATGTTTGAAATACCCTGATATAAAGGCGACTCAAAAGGGTTCTGACCAATATCTTGAAGGCCGGGATTAACTACGCCGTTCTCTTCGCCTAAGTTTGTGAAGGTTTGTTGGATGGGCTGTTCAAAAGGATTTGCCGATTGAACTGGTGCTGGTGCTTGTTGTGGTTGTGAACCATAGCCAATATAAGCGCCAGCCTCATCGCCTGAATCAGCGCCTTGTTGACCATATCCGTATTGTTGTACGAAGTCAGATATTAAGGGTTGATTGCCTAGCTTATTTTGCTTGCCGCTCCATCTATCCCAATCTGCTTTTAGTTGATTAGTCCAACGGTCTGTCGCAAGTTTGCCGTTTTTGTTATCTGAAAAATAGCCATCCCTGAGAGCTAGGTATTGGCCTGCATCATCGTAAACAATTCCGTTATTCATCCTGTCACCATATAGTTGAAAGTTCTGTCTGTGGTTGCTGCGTTAGCGTGTGTAATTGTGAAATCCCCATCACCTGCAACGATGTAAGGAGACTCCCCTGCTGCGTTTGATGTAGTGGCTGTTAGAAATATTGAAGAGTCAGGGGATACAACTGAGTTTGTCACTGTTGTGGTAGTGACGTTCTCAGTTAAAGTCACTTCGCCTGTATTGTTTGTTTTCCCATCCATCATGTTGTTGATGATGTTGGCGAGAGTGCGAAGGTGTATAGAAACTGAATTTGCGTGGATGGGGGCTTTGTTGAAACTGGACTTACTCATCGTTTACCCTGTGGTACGATTGTTGGCTCAACGCCTTGTGCGTGATTGAATCCACCAGCAATCTTAACTCTTGCTTTGTGGTATCTGGCACTAGATCGAATATTGGCCTCCCCTATAGAATTAAGGGAAGTTTCTGCACTCCATGTCACTGAGTCGTCTTGTGTCTCTCTTGCGCCAAGTTGAACCGTTGCTGTTCCGTCACAAATAGGTCTTAGTGATGTGATAACCGCCCTACCCATTTGCACAGGTTGGGCTTCTGTTGTTTCAAGTGTTGCGTCTAACGCATCACCTGAGAAGTCACACAATTTATTGTCTGAGTTAAAGCAACCTAATACAGAAGATGTGCCTGTCCATGCCCTTGAATCGAGAGATTGATTAAGCGCATCTATTGAGGTATTTACGCTATCAAGAGAGTCTAGGGTGTACCCTTGCGGTGAGTAGTTAAATAGTTGCTCTGTGTCTATTTCTGCAAATGACCACTTGCCTGTTGTCCAGTTATATATAATTATTTTATTAGGTCTGCCATCAGTATTTCCTGATCCGGGATAAGCCCAAAACACTAAAGTATTGGTCGTATCAATTGCAGAGCTAATTCTGTCGTAATAAGACTCATCGAGATCTGCAAAAAATGTTTCGTCTACTTTGTTAGCGCCTATTGGCTGATTCTGAATGCCGTTAGTAAGAGAGTAAAAACCATCTATACCTAAGTAAAAGATAACATCACCATATTGAATAACTGAGTTTGGTGCGGGTGTTCCTCTACCGGGCTGAACCTCGTCGAACTGAAATACAATCGGAGTCCCTACATAAGTCATGCGCCATATAGATCTCTCTTGAAATACAACGCCATATTCACCACCAACTACTTTTTGAACCCATCCACCATTACCTTGCAGGTCTTGTGCGTCAGATTGAGTTGAAGATGAAGCTGTCCATGTTGCTGAGTTGTTGATGCCTGACCATCTAACCCTATTTGGTACGTTTCCATCTGTTGTGTCGTAAGTATTACCAACTACAACAAAATCCCTCACTACAGAAATGTGCCTTGCTTTAGGTGGAGATCCCCCTAAATCAGCAAAAGTTGTACCGCCTGCTGTGATGGTCTGAGGGGTGTCTGCGAAGTTCGTTCCAATAACATCTTCACCCCACTTAATGAACTCCCAAACCTCGCCGTCACCTGTTGAATACCCGCCAACCTTTGAGTAATCGGTGAAAGCGCCATCAGAAAGGCCGTATAGTTTTGTTTCATTTCCTGCGTAGGTAAGTCCGTTACCATCCTTGTCTCGAATAGATATAGCGCCCCGTGAACGTGCGTCAAGTGCATCAGACAGTACGTTGAGATCATTAAGACAGCCATAACTATTAACCAAGGGAACAACATTTTTTGCGACAGTTGCACCGGGGTTCTGGAAGTCAGGAAGGTCTGGTAAGTATTCGCCAAATGGAAGCATCATGGATTATTAACATCCGATCTAACTTGGAGTGTTGCGCCAGAATGTTCGCCGTCCCAATCCTGTGTATTAAGTTCCTCAACCGTATCCATCGCGTACTGTTTCCACATAGCAATGCGTTGATCGTTCATAATGAATGCCTCTGCTGGACTTAGGCAGGCCGCAAGATAAAGATCGGGATGGTTGGTTAGAAGCCAATTGGTTGTATTGGAGTCATCAAGCGCAGTAAAGGCTTTGTAGTAGAGAATTTTCCCCGTATAGGCGGAATCTGGAGAAGGTGCAAATAAGATATTATTGCCTTCAATTGTAAAGATTTTAGGCTTGCCAGTTTCAGACCCGGCATAAACGCTATGGAATTGCTCAGGAGTCATGTAATCAAGACGGGCTTTTGGATCTGAGTTTATGTAAATCCTGCGTGCCCTAATCATTCCTGTAGGCTCTGCTATTGAACCAGAGTCAATCGTTAGATCGGCTGTGGTTTGCATCGCCTTAACTCTTAGCTTCCTATTTAACCACGCTTCGCCAAAGTCAATAAACGAATCTACTTTGGAGGTTAGATCTGCCCTAGCGAGCCAATCAGCAATCTCTGTCTTTAACTCTGTATAGGTGGATGCCATTAAATCTTCCCTTCAAAGACTCTGAACTTTGAATAATCAGGGTCGTTCATTATTCGGTGGATGTGTTCGTTATTGTTTAGAAATTCGTGATAAGAAACGCCATGAACTTTGCAATACTCTTTCCATACAACATCAGGGATAGTGCCGACGAAATACCCCAAAGAGGTATCCCCCCGACCATCCCAATGCTGCTTAACGGCTTTTATTCTATCGACTAATGGCTCAAGGTCTTCTTCATGTTTTACGTAAAGACGATCTTCTCCGTCGTCGTAGTGGTATTTCTCAGTCAAGGATAATTTCCACTGCGCCTGACTTTTGCAGTTTCTTAGCGTCCTTAACAGAGAGGGATGTTTCGTCACCCGGCTCAATACGCTTTGTCATACCGGCGGCTGTTTTGCCATCTTTGAGTCGATCATTAATTTGTTTGATTTCGTCTTTTGAGTATTCGACGAAAATTGTTTTAATTGCTTTTACTGATACAGATTCCGTTACCTTTGTAGGTGTCGCGGGCATTTTATTTCTCCGTTAAAAGTGGGGAGAGCCGAAGCCCTCCCCTATAAGTTAGCCGTTAGTGTCAGCTACGAGAGCAAGTGCGCCTTCGTTACAGACTTCTAATGTGCCTTCCCAAGTGATTTCCTTGCGAGTTGAGTCACCAGTGACCGCAAGATTCTTAGCAGTGATGCCTCGAAGCTCTGCGAATTTCACGAAGTCGTGATCAATTGCTAGGACGTTATCACCGACGATGTGGCGTGAAGGTACAACTTTCAGTGTGTGGAAATCACCCACATACACGTCAATGCCTGTATTCAGCTTGCTATCGTCAGTTGTTACATAGCGAGTCGCGCCGCCTGCTGTGAAGTCGCCTACAACTGTTTTATTAGTTGGAGAGACATATAAGCAGTCAGGGTTGCCGCCAGTTGAGTAAGTAGTTGCAAGAACAGTGTCCAGAATAGCGGCTGTTAAGTCGCGGTCTGTACCCGTTGTCATTACGTCACTACCATCGCCAGTTGAGTTCGCACCCGTAGAACCCAAAGAAGTATTTGAGGTCATGTAGGTGTAGATAGAACCCATTTCACGAGCAGTTGAGTCGTTGCCTGCTACTTTAGCGTTACCAATTGCTGCGCCACCGATCATAGAGGCTTCAAGATCTCGCTTGATTTCCTTCATACGGCGAGCCATTTGATAAGCCATTTCTGACTTACGACCAGCTTTATCTACAGTCTCTTGAGTGCCTGTAACAACGGCGTGTTTCTTGAGGATCTGAGTGTAGTTGGTCAAGCGAGTAGTTGCTGCTGGTGCTGCTGGGGTTGCATCGTCGCCTTCAATGTGAGCATTGGTCGCGCTAACTGCTGTCAGTGCGTCTGTCTGCCATTCGTGAGTTGTTGCTTTAGCCTTGCCTTTACCGATAGCGGAAAGGAAAGGGGTTTCTTCTGGTGAAACGTCAAAGATCATATCTGAAAGATCTTCGCGATTACCTACTGCGTCATAACTTGAAAAAGTACCTGTTGGTTGTGCCATTGTTTAGCTCCATCGTTCCATAAGAAGTGCGGCGGCATCATCGGCCTTTCCGCTTTTTCTTAATCGGTTTCTCAGTGCATCATCCTTTGTGCTTTCGCCTTTTGGTGTCGATCTGCCGGGCTTTTGGAATTTAGGGGTCTTAATCACTTTCTTTTTAACAATGGGGGCTTTCTTCTGTAGCTCGTCATATCTACGAGCCTTATCAGCTAACCTTATTGTTCTGTGATCAATGACGCTCCCGATTTCCTGATTAGAAAACCCTTCGCTAACCAAATAGCTTGCGATAGCTTTATTCCCCGCTTCCATAGCGGCTGGATCGCTCCACTCTGGAAAGTCGCCTAGAAGTTTCTGGTACTCGTCAGCCTTAACCGCATCAAGACGCTGCTGCTGTTCTTGTGCTGCTTGCTGAGATAATCCTTCTCTCTCAGCTTTAAGGTTGTTGAATGCTTCAATCTTCTGTCTGCGGTCTTCCATAGCGGCTGCGTATTCTGCCGGGTCGGTGTCACGGAGGTGTTCAATGCTTTCGCCTTCAATTGATTGGCGTAGAACTGTGCCTAGTTGGTCGATTGCTTGGATGTGCTGTTCACGTACAGACTGAATAGCTTGTCGCTCGGCAAGTATTTCATTGCGTTGCTCTGCTACTTCTGCTGTCTTTCTTGAGTAATCCGATTCGCGCTGGTAGCCTGCAACTGCTTCACTTAAGGTGACTTCACTCTCTTCGCCGTTTACCTTAACTTTGACTTTTAATTGATTCATTGAATCAGGTTCAATATCAAAGTGATCGGCAAGATCGGTTAAAGAGGAAAGCTCTAGCTCTTCAGTTTCCGGTTCTTGTTCTTCGGTTACTTCCTCAGATTCTTCCTGTTGTTCAGGATCGTCTGTGGTTTCTTCTGTAGATTGCTCTACGACTTCTTCTGCTGGTTCGTCGGTTGACTCACCTTTGGGCGCTTCCTCGGGAGGTGTCACGTCCATTCTTGCTTCAATTATATTTGTTGCTTCTTCTGTTGATAGTTCTGTACCGGGGGTGTGGTCAGTTCCCGTTTCCGGGGTCGCTGCATCTTCCATAGTTTTGTCCTTACAGGAATGTGTCGCCTCACGGCGAGATTAAAAATTACTTACTGCTAGGTTTAGTTTAGATCTCTTCTCTTTTTCTTCATTGATTGCCGACTCCATAGTTCCTTCATCAGCAATAATTTGGAAATACCTATGCACCTCTTTAAGTGCGTTCATTTGTAACCAAGCTCTTTCCCTGCCCTTTGAGTCTTGTGCGTCTGAATTTTCAAACATACCCAATAGGTTTTCTCGTATATGATCAAAAGCTTCGTTAAAAATATCGTCTTTAAGCATTTCTTTGGCGCGATTACCTCTTGCTACTTTATCCATTTATACCTCTGATAGAATTAAGATAAGGGCTAATATGTCGTCCTCATTGAAATCGTAGGGGTCTAATATTTCTTGCAGTTTTTCTAATTTTTCAGGTGTCTTGATAACTCTTTTAGCGTGAGTTGTTATATCTGAATAACTACTGGATAGCTCTTGTTCTTCTGAGTTTTCAAGGGGGTCTATAACATTAAGAAGATTATTAACTTCTTCTTGGCTAAACTGGATCTTTCTGTGGATACGTCCATTTGAGCGTATCTTTTTACCTGCACCGTCAAGGTCTGCTTCTGCTTTAGCTGATATTGTGTAAGATAACCCAACACCACCAACGCCAATCCTTGTTATTCTTGATGAAGATCCAGCTTCATTTTTATCTGTTACAGAATATTTCTGACCAACGCCGCCTACTGATATTCGAGTTAGCGTCTCAGAGGTAGCTACTCCTGACTCTGATTTGTTGGCTACTGTGCCGTATGATTTTCCTACGCCACCTACTGAAATGCGCGTTAATAGCGCCATGACTTAAACCAATACGGCTGTATGGCTGCTTGTAACTGCTGTAGTGACTGCTGAAATAGTCGCTGTTGTGGTAGAACCAACATAGTCTGTTATCTGGCAAACCTGCTCATCTAACGTGCCTGCGTTAAATACAAGCAATCTTGAGTTGTAAACATCATCTGTGCTGCTTGCGGCAGAACCGTCCACATTACCTAAGATAGCGGTTGTGGTTGTGCCTCCTGTAAAGGTAACAGGCTTAGCAGTTGCGGCGTGTCGAGTCATGTAAAGAAGCTGTGCTGCTGTGGGTGTACGGGCTTCCATTTCAGTATTAGTTGGCGGGTCGTAGTCAGTCAAAGCAGTATCGGCTTCTGTATTTACCTGTGCTTTCATTGTTGTTGACATGCCACCTAAATCGGTAAGTCCTGCGCCTGCTGTGCCAATCTCTGCGGTATCAAGAAGGATAGAATCAACAATACCATCAATAGTCGCTAGGGTTGCGGGGAGAGTTGTGCCTGTATCGACAAGTACAGCGTCTACGTTGGTATCTACTGTATCAATCAATGTCTTTAATGCGCCTAAGCCATCAGTGGCATTACTTAAATCCGTTTGAATGCCGTCAACAACCGTATCTACTGTTGCAAGGTTTGCTGCCGTAGCAAGTGCCGCATCAGATATAGCTGTATCACATTGAGCGTTTACGTCTGCTGCTGACACGTTCTCAAGCCCTAAGTCTGCCGCAGTCGGATCAAAACTAACAGGCCACACATTAACTGTCTGGCTAACTGCACCGCTTAATACTTGAGTAAAAGCTACGTGGTCGCCATTAGTCTCTGCCTGTGCGGGGACATAAGACCACTCACCGTTGCCTTCGTGAGTTGATGTGCCTGTACCCGTTGCTTGTGTGCCACCGTCAATAGTGTAGTAAACAGTTGGCGTACCAGTGGTTACATCAGAGCCATCTGTTGTGCTAACAGCGTGAAAGCTGACGTTTTGACTTGCTACATTTTTACGCATTAGCTGAAACCTTGCATTGATTGTGTAATGGTTGCGTTAGTTGCCCAGAAAGGATTAAAGCCTTCCTCTACTACTGCTGCCGCACCTGCTTCTATGTATTGGGTTTGGGGTTGGAACAAAGACCACGCGTTGCTTGATAGTTCTTTAGCCTGCGCGTCTGGTAATGCTTCCTCGAAAGAAGCAAACAGTTTTGTTTCAGAGTTTG